TTCGATGGCGGCCAGCTGGGCGGCGTCCTGCGCGGCGCCGGACTTGGCGACGCGGCGCGGATCGCTGTCGAGCGAGAGGCCTGCCTCGTCGAGCAGGGCGTTGGCCTCGCGGATCATCTCGACCACCTGGCGGAAGTCGTAGCCGAAGGCGCCGACCGCCTCGGGCTGCGGCACGAAGCCGGCGCGGACCTGCGCGATCAGCGCCGTGGTGTCCTTGAGCGGGTCGATCATCTCGTGGGCGGGCGGGACGTGCGACAGGCCCTCCGGGACCTCCGCGCCCCACAACCCGAGCAGCGCTCCCTGCGCGTGGAAGCGGTCGGCGATCGGCCGCACCAGCATCGGGATCAGCATGCCGTACTGCACCTGCTCGCAGAGGCGCCGGAATTCGATCTTGCCGGCGCGGAGCGAGGAGTAGTTCGCCTGCGTCAGGTCACCGGCGACCTGGTCGTAGGTCAGACCGGAGCCGACGGCGGAGGCTTCCAGCGTGCGCCGGGCGAAGGCCGCATGCGATCCACCACCCGAGGGATTCACCACCTCCACGCTGCCCATACCGCGGCGATACAGGATCATGCCCGGCTCAAAGCTCTCCACGGTGCGCCCCTGCGCATCCCGCAGCAGGCCCGACGCCGGGCCGGTCATGGCGTCATCGCCATCCTCGGAGACGACCGCCGCCAGGCAGGCTTCGATCTTGGCTTTCATCAGCAGCGCCGCCTCGTAGTCGCCGAGGTCGCGCAGGCGGGTCAGCACGGGCGCCAGCCAGGACACATCGCGCAGCTGTCCCGGCCGGCGCTTGCGGTAGATGTGCAGCACATCGCGGGCCGTGACGCGCTGGCTGCTGAGCCAGGTGGCGCCGCCCGGCAGCACCCAGGAGGCACCGGGATGCACGCGGTGCAGCCAATAGCCGACCGGCTCTCCGGCCTCGCCGAGGCCGATGCCCTGGAGCGTGGGAACGCCCTCGATGACGCCCTGCCGCGCCGCGTCGAGGTGGTCGCTCTCCAGCACCTGTAGCCGCAGCCCGATCGGGTTGGCCGGCGTGATGTCGGCCGGCAGCAGCCGGACGAAGCATTCGCCACTTTCCACCACCGCCCGCATCGCCAGCGCCTGCAGGCCATAGAGGTCGAGCCGCCCCTCGGCGTCGCAGGCGGTGCTGTCGGACCAGCGGCGCCAGGCCTCGGCGTGCGGCTTGTCGGGCCAGCGGGTGGTGATGCCGGCACCGACGGCATTTCCTGTCCAGAGATCGACGATGCGGGCGGCGTAGGGATCGTTGCGCACCGCATCGCGGGCGCGGCGCGCCACGGTGGGGGCCGCGGCACCGACCTCGGCCGTGGCGCTGGTGCCGGAGGCCGCCCAGCTTGAGGCACGGCTGTCCTGCGCTGCGGCATAGCCACGAAGGGCGTGCCAGGCATCTCGAAGGCGGCCCATCACTTGCTGCCCTCGCGGGAGAAGCTGGCGAAGGTGACGCTGGGGCGGCGCGAGGCGGCGTTCTCCGCCGCATGGAGCACCGACAGCGCGCGGCCCAGTTCATCGAGGGAGCGGTATTCCACCGTGCGCCCGTCGAAGGTCACGCGCGTGGTGCCGCCGGTGAAGGCGGCAGCCAGCACGGCCGCGCGGGTGCCAGCGGGCTGCGCCAGCGCCCAGGCGAGGACGGTCGGGTTCATTATCGTCCTCCTTCAGCGAAGCCAGCCGCTGCGCGGCGCCAGCCATCCGCGGGGACGCTGGGTGTCGAACGCCGGCGCTGGATCGGCCTGCGGCAGCGGTGATGGGTTAGCGACATTCCCGGCGGTGGGAATTTCGCTCGCAAGCATTGGCGCATCGGCAATCTGGTCTCGCAGCTGCTGCCAGAACCGCTCGCCATAGCGATCGGCGCCAAGCAGCCAGAGCGCCGCACGCGCCAGCACCGCGCAGTCTAGCGCCTCGTTCCGCTCCCGCAGCTTGGCCCATTCCTGACGGGCAAAGCCGCGGCGATCCTTCGTGGTGCGCAGCTGCTCGGCGACCAGCTGCTTGATCCATTCGACGTCGATCGCGCGCGGCAGATGCACCCAGCCGGGCGGCAACTCCTCCGCGTCGCCGCGGCCGAGCCAGAGCCGGCGATAGAGATCGGCCTTCCAGGTCGAGACCGACACCGTCCACAGCTTGAGCCCGCGGCGGAGCTTCTGGCCGTTCACCAGCGCATCCACCGGCGTCGGACCCTGCACGGGCTGCGCCCGGTTCCAACCGTCGATGCCTTTGGTCGGCGCGATGCGCGGATCCCGTAAGCGGCGCAGATGGCCATAGACGGCGGCGGTGTCGCGGCCGCCGGTGTCGACGCAGAGCCGGGCGATGCGCATCGCGCCGCCGCCCTGGCGTGGCCAGTCCCGCGCCAGGAGCTTGGCGAGTTCGTCCCAGGTCTCGCGGTCCCGCGGGCTGCCAGGGATCACCGCGTGATCGACCAACCAGGACGAGAAGCCCTCCGCCCAGCCCCACACGTCGCATTCGAGGCGGTCGTCCTGGACGTCCACGCCGGCGGTGAGCACCAGCGCACCGAGCGGGACGACGCCCATGGCGAAATCCTCGCGCCGCTCGACCAGGCGCTCCCAATCCGGCGCCTCGCCCTGCTCCTGCCAGGTCTCGCCCAGGACGGTGTTCCGAAAAGTCTTGATGTCCTCGGGCTTGCCCTGGGCGGCCTCCCAATCCCGGGCGATCTGTGCCCAGGACAGCCAGCCGACCGGCGAGTAGAGCGCCGAGATGTGGAAGCCGATGGTGTGCGGGTCCTGGCCGGCCGCCGTTGCGCGCCATTCCCCGCCACCCAGCATGGCGGTCTTGTCGTGCTCCTGCATGGGGTGGTCGCAGGTGGAGCAGTGATACCGCGCCGTCTCCGGCGCGCCCTTCTCCCAGAGCAGCCGCTCGAAGCGCAGCCACTGCATCTCGCCGCACGCCGTGCACGGCACGAAGAACCGCCGCTGGTCGCTGGCCAGATACTCCCGCTCGATCCGGCTGCGGCCAGAGATGGTCGGCGTGCTGACCAGGAAGGCCTTGCGGCGCCAGCCGAAGGTCCGCGCGCGGGCCTCGGCGAGCGCGATGGGGTCGCCCTCGCCGGCGACGTCGCCGGGATAGGCGTCCACCTCGTCGAGGAACAGGAACCGCGCCGTCATCGAGCGCAGCCCGACCGCGCTGTTCGCGCCTGTCAGCACCAGGATGCCGCCGGGGAATTCCTTCGACAGCATTGTGTTGCCGCTGTCGCGGGCGCGGGCGGGTGCGACGCGCTCCCGCAGCGCCGGTGTTTCCTCCAGCAGCGGGTCGATGCGCTGGCGGGAAAATCGCTTGGCCAGTTCCACGGTCGGCTGCACCGCCAGCGCGGGCGCCGGCACGTGGTGCATGATGTAGCCGAGCCAGTTGTTTCCGCTTTCCGTATTGTGCGTCGGGATCCAACCCTCGCCGCAGAGATAGAGGTGGTTCGGCGAGTCCACCTCGATGCAGCGGACCGGCACGCTGTTGGTCGGTTCGATGCTGACGATGCGGCGTCGCCGGCTCTTGCCGGGCCTGCCGCGCGCGATCGGGCGCATCCGCGCCACCTTGCGGGAGAGCCGGAACATCGGCTCCTCGCAATAGGCGGTCCACGACACCCGCCAGTAGCCGAGGCAGGTCCGGTCCTGACCGTTGATGACCTTGCGGCGCGACGCCATGAAATAGACCGTCGGCTTGTAGCCGAGGCTGCGCAGCAGCTCGATCATGCCGTCCACCAGGCGGCGATCGCCATTGCAGAATTCGCAGCGCTTTCCGTCCGGTGTGATGGTGCCGTCCGAATCCATCATGCCGCGGATCAGATCGAGCCGTTGCTCCCGGCTCGCGCGCAGATACGCGGCGGGGATATGCTTGTTGTCCAGCACATCCAGCGTCCGCAGCCGCGTCGTGAAGCGCGAGCGGTGCTGCACGGAGGCTGGCGTGTCGCCGTCGCCGACCACGCGGAAGGTCGGGTCGATGACGATGTTGGCGCAGCGGCCCTTGCGCCACCGGGGCAGACGAAACTGCGCGACCACGCCGCTGGCCTGGAGGTGCTCGGCGGCTTCCGCATCCTCCTCGTGGACGCTGATGTGGTTCATGGTCGAGGAGCCATCGCCCAACCACATCCCCAGCACGTAGGGATGGATGAGCAGGTCCTGGTCCGGCAGTTCGGCCGGAGAACAGCAATCGATGGCGTAGCGATAGCGCGGGCCGCGCCCAATGCGGACCCATGGCGCCATGTCGCGCGTGTGCAGGACGCGCGCTCGCGGCCCCTCGTTATCCGTGAAGTCCCAGACGGGCCAGCGGTGCTCGCCGTCGCAGACGATGGTTTCGCCGTCGTCGAAAGTGATGGTGTAGCAGGTACGCCCGACCATGACGGGCGAGACTCCCATGACGCGACAGGGCTGGCCTCGCTCGTCGAACAGCGTGTCGCCGACGCTGAGCGAACCCATCCTGGCCCAGCCCTCTGCCGTCGGGATTGGCGTCGTGATCGCCAGCGGCGCACCCACCTGCGCGCCTTTCATGAACACGACGCGCCGGGCCGGATGTACCGCCGAGAGCGCGTCCATCACGTCCTTGAGGTAGGGCGTGCGGCTGGTGCGCCAGGGGCCAGGTTCCGCCGAGGCGCGGCTGCCGAGCATGCGGTGCCGCTCGGCCCATTCCGAGACGGTGAGCTGCGGCGGCGGGCGGAGCATCGCGCCGACACGCCGGCGTACATGCTCACGGCTGCGGAGACCGGTCCCCTCCGAGGCCTGCTGGATCGAAGCGATCGGCCGCCTCCGTCAGCAGGTCGTTGATGTGGCTCTGCAGGATGGTCT